CTGCAGTTTGACGACCTCATAGCTGAGGCGTATGAGCGCTGCGGTATTGAGGTGCGCGACGGTTACGACATGAAGACGGCGCTTCGCTCCGTCAACTTGATTTTTGCAGAGTGGGCTAATCGTGGTCTTAATCTGTGGACGATTGAGCAGCGCCAGCAGGTGCTAACGCCCGGGGTGTATGAGTATGACCTACCCGCGGACACGATTGACGGCCTCTCAGCCGTGATTCGGACCAATGCAGGCCAGTCTACCCAGCAGGACATCACAATCGACCGTATAGGCCGCGCTGAGTGGCTCCATGTGCCTAATAAGTTGACCCAGTCCCGCCCTGCGCAGTACTATATTCAACGCACAGTGCCGGCCAAGGTATTTTTGTACCCAGCGCCGGATGCAACGCAGACATGGACGTTTGTCTACTACGCTATTCGCCGCATGGATAACGCCGGCGGTTTTACTAACACTGCTGACATCTCTTTCCGATTCTTGCCTTGTTTAGCGGCAGCGTTGGCGTACTATTTGGCTGTCAAAAAAGCACCTGACCGTGTCATGCTGCTCAAGCAAATGTACGAAGAAGAGTTTATGCGTGCAGCAGCAGAGGACCGTGAGCGCTCGGGCTTCTTTGTGGTACCTACGTATACACAGAGGTAACCCATGGCCTACGTATCAGGCAAATTTGCAATTGCGCTGTGCGACAGGTGTGGCCAACGGTATAAGCTCAATACGCTTATTAAGGAGTGGACAGGGTTTAAGACCTGCCCTGAGTGCTATGAACCCAAGCACCCACAACTTGAGCCAAAGCGTTCAATAAATGAGCCACAAGCCTTGCAACAACCTCGTCCAGAGAGTAGACTTGGGGTTACCGTCTACGTCGGGTTCACGGCTGATACTTCATTTGCTAGTATCGGAATGATGCCGATGCCTTATGCCAAACCATTGACTGCTCAAGCAATCCTTGGAACAGTCAGAACGAGCATCACATGACATACACCGAATTAAAAGCTGCCATCATTGCTTACACTGAAAATCAGGGGTTTACGGCCACTGATTTAGCCACGTTTACAAAGCAGGCAGAGCAGCGCATCTACAATTCGGTTCAGATTGCCAATCTGCGCAAGAACGTTACGGGAGTCTTGTCTTCTGGCAACAAATATCTGGCTTGCCCTAACGATTATTTATCCAGTTATTCACTGGCTATTTATCCATTTGTCAGCACGACTGCAACAGGTACTGCTGGTCAATCAACGATTGTTGTAGCCAGCGCCTCGGGTATTGTTGTGGGTCAATATGCTGCTGGAACAGGTATTGGTACAGAAGCGGTGGTCACACTGATTGTGGGCACCACAATCACACTGAGCGTAGCCAATAGCGCTACCGTGTCGGGGACTATTACTTTTCAAGGCGATTACACGTACTTGTTGAACAAGGATGTCAACTTTATCCGTGAGGTGTATCCTAATCCCCGCGACATAGCGCTGCCCAAGTATTACGCCATTTTTGGACCACAGTCAGCAAATGATGCTGAATTGTCGTTTATTTTAGGCCCAACGCCTGATGCAAATTACTACGCTGAATTGCATTATTACTACTATCCACCATCTATTGTGACTGCGGAAACAACGTGGTTAGGCGATAACTTTGACTCTGCACTTTTGTATGGTTGCTTGGTAGAAGCGTATACATACATGAAGGGCGAACAAGATATGATGGTTTTGTACGATACCAAGTACAAAGAAGCATTGATGCTCTTGAAGAACTTGGGTGATGGTAAGCAACGTGGTGATGCTTATCGCGATGGTCAAGTTAAACTGCCTGTGAGGTAATAGATGATTACAGCAGGACTTACCGATAGTTTTAAACAGCAGTTGTTGCTGGGTGTGCATGATTTTGCAACGGATACGTTTCGTATTGCGCTGTATACGTCCTCTGCTATTCTAGGACCTACCACAACTGTGTACAGCAGCACAAACGAAGTATCTGGAACAGGCTACACCGCACCGGGTCTGGTTTTAACAAATATCACTGTTCTCCTTTCACAGGGAGTGGCGTATGTTAATTTTGACAATCCTGCATGGGTAGGTGCAACATTCACCACGCGTGGGGCATTGATTTACAACGCTACCAAGGCGGGAAAATCAGTTGGCGTGCTTAATTTTGGTGTGGATCAGACCATGTTAGGCCAATCTTTTACCATTCAACTTCCGACAAACAATCCGGAAAACGCATTAATCCGCATCTCTTAAGGAGCCTCCCATGAGCTTAGACAAAGTTACCGTTACCGACCAAGTAGCCGCAGTTACAAAATACAACACTGCGCCTGAAGATAATGTGGGCATAGAGGGCTATTACACCGCTGTTTGTTACGGTGCTGATGGCGCTATTAAATGGACAGACAATATTGAAAACATTGTTACCACTGTTGGCCGTAACCTGACCCTAAATACCATTCTGGGTAATGCTGCAGCAGGCGCAGTTGTCATGGGTTTAAAAGGTGTGGGCACAGCCGCTGCATCGGACACACAAGCTTCGCACCCAACATGGTTGGAAGTGGGCGGCGTTAATCTTCCCACGTATTCAGGTAATCGTCCTGCACCCTCATTTGCTGTGGCTTCTGCGGGTAGCAAAGCTACGTCTTCTGCGGTGTCATTTTCTATGACTGGCACGGGCGTGGTTGCGGGTTGTTTTATCAACATTGGCGGTAGCGCACTTAAAGATAATACTGACCCAACATTGTTTTCTGCTGGTGATTTTTCAAGTCCTAAATCTGTTGTTAACGGCGACACAATTGCTGTAACGTATACATTGACATTAACAGCGACATAAAATGGCCTTAGCTTGGGGATCAGGCGCGTGGGGTGATAACGCATGGGGCGGGGGAGAGACTTTTCCTGTCAGCGTTACTGAAACCGCCCTACTTGCTGACTCCACTGCGGCTGGGTTGTATATTGAAGTAAGTATCACGGAGTCGTTGACAAACGGCACGTCTTGGGGTGAAGGTGCTTGGGGTTCTGGGTCGTGGAGTGGCACATCGGGCATTCAGGATGTTCAGACTGTAGCTCTGACGATGAATGTGGCGGCAAGTGATTCAATGGAATTCACAGAGGCGCAATCTGCTACAGCACTATTCCCCGGAACGATTGCGGAGTCCATGGCGATTGCTGATGCAAATACAGCAATTACCAGCTACAACGAGAGTGTGTCTGAGTCTCAGGCTATTGCGGATACAAACGCAGCGCAGACGAGTTATAACGAGAGCGTTGCGGATTCAATGAGTATTGTGGATGTAGAGACAGCAGTCGCTATATTCTTGGGTAATATATCGGAGTCGATTGCAATAGCGGAAGCACAGGTGGCTGTGCTGATTATGACCATCGTAGAGTCGATGGCTATTGCAGAAGGGACAACCGTAGGAACGTTTTACACAGAGTTTTTAACTGAGTCTGTGGCTATTGCTGAAGTAAACGGCGGTATTGCAAACTACAATTTAAGCCGGACGGAAACGATGGCTATAACAGAAACAAATGGTGGACGATTCTTGTGGGAAATTATTGATGACACACAAGGCGTTACATGGCAAAATATCAGCAATCCGCAAACACCGGGCTGGGGTGATGTTGATACAACGGAATCGCCCGGTTGGACGGAAATCTCTACTCAGTAGGAGCAATAAATGGCAAAGACATCCCTTATAGGTCTAAACCTCCCGGCAACAGGCACACTGTCTGGGCAGTGGGGCGATACCGTTAACAACGCCATCTCACAGATTGTGGACGTTGCGGTAGCTGGAACACAGACAATTACCACTGATGCAGACATTGATCTGGCGGTTACAGAAGGTTCTTATTTAAGTACGGGTCTCACAGGAAATAGCTCTCAGTACGCAATTCTCCTGTGCACGGGCGCGCGAACAGCACTTCGTAATATCAACACCCCCAAGCAAAGTAAAATTTACGTTGTCATCAATGACACTACCGGCGGTTTTGCGATAACAGTTCGCGGTGGGCCCACATCCCCTACAACGGGTGTAACGGTAGCGGCTGGAACACGTGCAATCATTGCTTGGGACGGCGGCCTTGCTACTCCTGACTTTGTAAATGTGGGCGGTGGTTCTGCGGCAGGTTCAAACACGCAGGTTCAGTTTAATAGCTCTGGTGCATTTGGTGCTTCTTCTAACCTGACATGGAATGGCACTACGCTGACATCCACAGGTTTTGGTGGCCCATTGAATGGTACTGTGGGTGCAACCACTCCTGCGGCGGGTGCGTTTACAACCTTGACGGCTACAACTCCTGTTGCTGCTACATCGGGTGGTACAGGGCAGTCTAGTGCATTTACACAGTATGGCGTGACTTATGCGGCTACATCAGGCGCATTAGCTACGACAGCGGCAGGTACGCCGGGGTATGTTTTAACTGCTAATGCTGGCGCGGCCCCTACTTTTCAAGCTGCTGCGGCAGGCGGCGCTACTCGCGGTCAAGCAGTGGCAATGGCTCTCGTCTTTGGTCTATAAGGAAA